GACGTTCTCCCGCTGGATACCCAGCTGACCGGCGGCCTCGGCCACCGCGGCGATCTCGGCGTGGCTGGCCGGCAGGACCTGGGTCAGGGCGCGGATCTCGGTCTCCAGCGCGGCCATCTGCTCATCGGTGCCATCTACGGTCTTCAGCACACCGGCCCAGCTGGACTCCCAGTCGACCGCGGCCTTGACCGCCAGCCCGAGCCCGGCCGCGATCGCCGCACCGGCCACCAGCATCCCCCGGCCGACCTGGGTCATCGCCGCGTCAACCCTGGCCTGCTGGCGCTCCAGCTTGCGCATCTCCCGCTCGTAGGCGCGGGTCGCCTTGGTGGACCGGTCGAGACCGGAGACCACCTTGCCGGTGTCGGCGTCGATCACGACGACGAGGTCGCGCCGCATGCTACCGGGCACGGCGCACCTCCTCGTTCCGGATCAGCCTCACGTGGACGCCACGGACCTCGGCCGGATCCCGGCCTGACAGAGTGGCGCGCAGGTTCTCCAGCTGCTCACAACCCGGGCACGACTCCAGCGTCGCCCGGTACGCGGCCGGGTGCCCGCCGTGCTCCGGCTGCCACTCCTCCCGGCGGGTGCCGCAGCCCTGGCACGCGTTCAGCTGCCGGGTCAGCTCCCATATGGCCTTAGAACGGTCGTCGTGGTCCCACGCCAGGAACTCACTGTGGGCGATGCGGTAGGCCCGGCAGACCCTCAGCTCCAGAGCGAGCTGAGGGTCATGGTCGAGCCTTTTGGGAGCACCATCTGCTCAGCCAGCCGCGGCCTCTCGTTGACCGCAAGCGCCACCGTCCTCAGCTCCTGCCGCTCCCCCTCCGCGCAGTTGCCGGCCAGGAAGGTAGCCCAGTCCTCGGCCGACATGCCGTTGTCGCACCCGGCCGCCAGCACCGCCGGCACGAAGGTGGCCACGTCCACATCCGGCGGCGGGTCGCCGTCGGTCTGCGCCTGCGCCAGCTGCTCGGCCGTCGGCGGGTGCCCGGCCTTCAGCTGCTCGTAGGCGGCCGGGTGCATCGCGGTGAGTACCACCGTCTCGTAGCAGCCGTCCACCTTGGCCTGGGCGTCGGCGAGGCGCTGCTGCGCCGCCTCGTACTCCGGTGTGTCCTTGTCGTGCCGCAGCACGACCTGGCGCACCTGCTGCTGGACCTTCTCCAGCTCGCGGCGGGCCTGCGCCGGGTCGGCCACCCGCACCGGGTACGGGATGGACGGCCTCGGCCGGGCCATGAGCCGGTCCCGCTGCCGGCTGCCGGCCTTGCTCCCGTTGCGCCGGGCTGCCATCAGGCCAGCGCCGGCAGCGCCCAGTCGATGGCCGGCGTACGCGTGATCGCGAAGCTGACCACCACCCGGGCCGGGTCCTCGGTGGCGAGGTTGACCTCCTTGGCCGCCGAGGCGACGGTGACCGGGAACGTGTCGGCCAGGTTGTCCTCGACGTCACCACCCCAGCAGATGACCACGAAGCCGACCGTTCCCCGCGGCAGCAACGTGCGCAGCGCGTCCGCGCCGGTCTTGTTCATGTACCACGTGCCCGTCGAGTCGGGTGCCGTGGTCCGGCCGATGATCTTCGCGACGAACTCGCTGCCCAGGTCCGGGGTGTCCACGATGTTGGAGGCCACCGACCACCCCGAGGTCGCGGCCAGCGGCCCCGACAGGTCGGTACCGGCGTCCAGCTCGGTCCGCGTCGCCTGCAAGTTGGCCGCGACCAGGCTGGTCAGGAAGTAGAACTTGGTGACGCCGGGGTGGATGTACCGGATCGGCGCCGCGATCGCTGTGGCTGGCATGTGCTACTCCTCGCTGGTATCGCCGGCGGGCGCCGGCTGGCTCTTGCTGCTGCGTCGCCGCGGCGCGGCGGCCGTCTGCTCCTCGGCTGGCGGAGGTGGTGGCGGCGGTTCGGCCGGCTTCCAACCGGAGTGAGCCCAGACCACCTCGGCGCCGTCGGGGACCTCGGCCAGCCGGTCCAGCTTCGGGTGATAGATCCAGGCCACTACGAGATCACCTCGAAGGTGACCGAGGCGGTCGCCGACCAGGTGATGGTCACCAGCCCGTCGGCCGGGTTGCGGTAGGTGGCCGTGGCCCGCACGTACCGGGCCTCACCGGCCGGCACCGCCACCGTCCGGTCGGCCACCGCCAGGTCGCCGTCGACCGTCTGCGGGGTCACCATCGTCAGGGTGACGCTGCCACCCGAGCCGTTGATGACCCGGATGATGCTGTCGGGCCGCACCTTGTCCCCGGCGCCGCCGCTGGCCGCGTTCGCGGTCGCCTCCAGGCCGGTCGTAGGAACCGGCTCCGTGCTCACCGTCGCCATGCTGTCCTCCTCATCGCCAACCGCGCTTGCGTGCCGCCGCCGCCACCGCCCGGTCGGCCGCGGCCACGAACTCCGCCCGGCCGGCCCGGATCGCCGGCAGCAAGAACGGCCGGCCCTCCTGCGTCACCCACCGGTCCCGGTGGCCGTAAACCGGATGCTTGAACGGCCCGAACTCGTACAACCGCGCGTGCGTGGCCATCCCGGCCGACACCACGAACTGGACACCGGGGCGCTTGCGCGACCGGGACGCCCGCACCCGCAGCGCTGCGGGAATCCGGGTCGACCAGCTCGCCCGGCCCCGCGCGTCGGCCAGGACCGGCTGCGCGGCACGCACGAACTCCGGCGCCAGCTCCCGCCGCAGGTCCGCCGGCAACGCGCCCAGGTCGACGATCAGCCTGCGCAGCTCACTGACCCCGGTCACAGGCATGGCATCACCCGTCGAACGCGTCCACGAGGACCACCCACGAGATCGTCGCCGACGCGCCACCGGCCGACGTGTCGTCGCCCTGGGTCTGCACCTGGTCGAACCCGGCCACGAACGGCCGGGCCCGCATGCACAGCCCCCCGAGGGTCGGATCCCGGCGCAGCTCGGCCACCAGCAGGTCCCACAGCTCGAAAGCCCGGTCCCGCACCGGCTTGGTCGTCGTGTCGCCGGTGACCACCGACACCAGCCCGGCGACGTCGTAGACCTCCCGGTCGACCATCCCGCCGGCGTCCTCCCGGTGCAGATCCACCGACACGGCCGGGCGTTCCATCTGCCAGCCGACCACCACCACCTCGTCGGCCAGATCCTCCACCGGCTGCCCGTCGCACACCTGAACCCCGGGCATCGCCGCCCGCACCGCGGCCACCAGCGCGTCGAGCACGGCCGGGATGGTGCTCATCAGGCGAACCCGCCGGCCTGGGCGTCGCCGCCGAGCAGCTCGACCGCGCGGCGCGGCACCGAGAAGGTCAGCCCGCCGCCGCGGACCTCGGTCATGTCTGAGGACAGCGCCGCCGGCGGCCGGCGGATGTCCCGGCTGCGCTGGGTGGACCAGATGTGCTGCAAGATGATCCGCCCGGCGTGGGTGACGTTCGCGGGCATCCGCTGCCGGCCGGCCAGGTAGGTGACGATCCACGGCCCGCCGCTGAACCACAACCCGGCGGCGGCCTTGCGGATGACGATGCCGGCGTCCTGGTCCACGTCCAGCCCGGCCGGGTCGTAGCCGGTGCCGCCGTCGAGCACCGCGGTCACCGAGGTGAGCGACAGCACCGGCCGGTGCCGCAGCACCAACGCCCGGGTGTCGCACACGCGGATCCGGTCCACGTAGGTCCGCGCCACCACCGGGCCCACGCCCCACTCCGGATCCCGCTCCACCACCTCGGTCACGGCCTCCACGAACCGACGCAGCTCCTCGTCGTCGGCGGTCCGCTCGGTCGGGATGTTCAGGTGCGCCTTGGCGTCGGACAGCGAGAACAGCAACGCCGGGGCGGCGTCGCGGACGTCGAACATGTCGCTGTGGGCGGTCACCGGCCCGGTGGTGGTCAGCCGCCACCGGTGCGGCCCGGCCTGCACGGTCGGGTAGTCGACGCGCAGGATACCGGTCTCAGCCGGTGCCGGCACGGCCGGGGTGACCTCGGTCAGGTCCGGCAGGGTGATGCTCAGCGTGGCCGTGGCCGGGTCGGTGAGTGTGCCGTCGGACTCGCGGACCGCCACCGCGATCTGGTACGTGTCGCCGAGATCAATCATGCCGTCATCACCTCCGTGGCCGTTGCCGTGCGCTGCTGCATCTGGGTCACCGTCGCCACCTCAGGCGGCACCGTGCCCACGTAGCCGTGCCGCTCCAGGATCTGGGTGGCGGTGGTCGCCGCCAGCGTCAGCGTCAGCGCCAGCGCGGCCGCCACGTCCCGGTCCGTGCCGCCGACCGGGGCCAGCGCCAGCGCCAGGTCCACGGCCGCCTGGACATCCCGGGTGGTGGTGGTGCTGCCGACCAGCACCACTGCCAGCGGGACCACCGTGCCCACCTGGTAGGCGGACTCGACCTGCCCGGCCACCGACACCGCCAGCGGGATCGTGGT